TGGAGTGAGTGGGATGGTAAGAAGGTTTTAGATACATGGGAAATGCTGAAGACGAATACTATCTTCAGTAAAATCTCTTATTTGATTTCTGCTGCCATGTCGATGACAACGTGTTCCATGAAAGATCTTGAATGGTCACCCTTTGGTTTTAAGTTGATTAGCATAGAGGCCGCGAAGGAACAACTAGCGGCTGTCGATGTGCTCGATGCTATGATCAAGACTTTCACGTGGATGGTGCAAACAGGTTATAAGGTTTTTGAAACAGGCTCCCTTGCTCCAATTTTGTACAGCGATCAGACTATGGCTACGTACAATAAGGATTATGATTACGTCATTGCTCATTCAGATGTTGCTATAGCTGGCAATTTGGATGATTTGGGCAGTTACGAGAAGAAGCTCGTTGCGTGTTTACAACGCACCATTGAGTTGAAAGAAGCTAAGACGGATGGACCTACAGCGTTATGGTTACAAAAGCGCTACTCCGATTTGGTAGGCATACACTCTAAATTGTTGGCTAAACGTAAAACTACTACAATGCGGTATAGTCCAATTGGATTCTCGTTGCACGGCCCGACTGGCGTTGGCAAAACCACTTTAGGGCAAATTACGATGCAACAATCATTAGCGGCTCAAGGTTTTTTGGTACACGGCAAAGTGGATCCTACACGCATATTGAATCTGGATATGTTTGACAAATATCAGTCCACGTGGACATCTGATATTTTGGGCGTGTTTATGGACGATGTTGCCAATACCAAAAGCCAATTTCAAGCCGATAACCCGCACACGTCTGTAATGATTAAGTTTTTCAATAACGTGGCCGCACAAGCAGTGAAGGCTGAGCTAAATTCAAAAGGTGTAGTTTTTATCGATTTCAAAACAGGTGTACTTACCACCAATAAGAAAGATTTAGACGCTCGCATTTACAGTAACTGTCCTGAGTCCATTTTGCGGCGGTTTTACCATGTAGGTGTAAAGGTCAAAGATAAGTACCGCACGCAAGATTCCGTTATGTTGAATACTGACCATCCGGACTTGCGCAATTCGGAAACTCTTTTAACTGACGTGTGGAAGGTGACTGTTGAAGAAGTGGTTACTGTTGAAATGGCACCGGGTCTTTTTTCTTATAAATTTCAGCCGCTTAAAATAGCTTTAGAACGAGATGACACGATTGAAGAAGTTACATGTGTTGATATCGATTTGCATACATACTGCGAAGTTATACGTCAGTTATCAGCACAACACAAGAAGAGGCAGGACGATTTGCTGAAACGCACTGCTAAGTCACAGGAGTTATGTATGTGCGATAGATGCTTGCGTTTTCCTGAGTACTGCACGTGTGTTGAGGAGCCCGCGAAGGAGAGCGTCGAAGTGGAGCCTCATTCAGGATTTATCGAGCATGTCATATTATCGTCCGCCCAGAATGCCATGCGTAAAGCATATAACGAGTGGGTTGCTCCAACGGCTTTACTCTCTAATCTTTTTGGTTATGCACCTATTAAACATATGACCACGTGGCACGTGTCACAAGAGTTGCGCTCTATAATGGACGACGAAGTTACTCCTTTATTAATGGCCATGTGCCCACAGTGGTTAATGCGGAGCCGTCTGTTTCGTTCTTACGCCAAGATGTGGAAGCATGCAGCGTGCTATATTCGAGCCCGCAGACCACTACAGTTGTGTACAGTGGCCGCAGCCGGATGTTTTCTTACAAGGAGACCAGTTCTTGGATCAGGATTTCTAACAGTTGGGATAGGTACGTTTTCTGTACTATATTACCAACGTATGGCGGAGCTGGAAGCTGCTTACATAAAACGAAATGATGCTCTTACAGCATTTTCTCGAAATATAGGAAACGCACGCAATAGGCAGGGACTTATGTTTGCTGCTACTGTTGGTTTGGGTGTTGTATTTGCAAAGTGGTGGAATGATAGGCGTGTGGCTAAACAAATTGATGAGTTTGAGCAGCGAGGAATCGAATGGCAGGAGCTTTGTGCGCACTTAGATAGAGTACGTAGCACAGATCCCCAAGCGTTCAATGTTGCCGATAGCGTTTGGGATTTTTACTCCAATACGTGGAAAAAATACTTGACACGACCAGGTGATGGCGGATTCGCACCAATGTCCAGTGCTTATATGATGCGAACCAGATTGCGCCAAGCCCATCAATATTGTTTTCCTAATTCTGCTTATACTGAGACTATCAGCTCGGAGGAGATTGAAAGAGAGTCTTCTTGGTTTGGTTCCATGATGAGTAAGATCGGTTGGAAAGCGTCCACCGGAGTACGGGGTGCTACGCCTGAACAGGTTTTGCACGTTGTAGGTAAGCACCATGGAATCGCTACGTATATTTCGGATACTGGTGTACAGGGATGGGTGAATGTAATTTATCCAAAAAAGGGTATTTTATGGGTTCCTCAACATATATTTTATAAAGATGGGCGCATTGGAGAGATCGCACCATACAGATATGTGGATATCACAATACAGCGAAGCGCTAAAGGACGCCATGATACCAGTAATTTTAAGGTGCGTGCTGAGTATGGTGTCACAACAACCACTTTAGAGGGCTTCGATTTAGAAGCCATTTATGCACCTAGATGTCCTGATATTGCGGATGATTTTACCAAGTTTTTGCCACGTGAAAAACCTAGTGGCAGGTCGATGTGTCAAATAACATCGTTAACGCGTAATTTTGAACGTCATACGCGACCTGTTGTTGTAGTTCATGGGTATGATGGCCATCGGTACAAAGGGCACATGTATGGAGGCCGGTATACATTGCACGATACGGCTTCTGGACAGTGTATGTCACCCTTAGTAACGGAGGGTGGTAACCCGTGCATCGTAGGATTTCACATTGGCGGTAATAGTGCTGTGGGCGTGTGCATGTCGATAACCCAAGCACAAGCTGAGGAAGTCAACCGAAAATTACTAGCTTTGCGAGGGGTGTTTGAGTTTGCGCAACCCGCAGAATTTCCAACAGTGCAATATGGGAGAGAAGTCCTCGCAAGTAGTGAAATACACCCCCATGCAAAGTATATCCTGTCTTTGGACAGTAGCGCACAAATAGATTTTTTAGGTAGTACACATCTTCGCATGGAATCCAAAAGCCAGGTGGAGAAATCTATACTATCTGAAGATGTTACAGAGATAACGGGAATACGAAATTTGTGGGGACCGCCCCAATTGCGACCGAATTGGAAGGCATACAATGCTAGTTTGGAACATATGGTTTCTCCTGCGGACAATTTTACCCCATCGTTGTTAGAGAGAGCTCGTAGAGATTGGGTCACACCTTTGTGTCAGCTTGCTGCATACGAGAGAAGGAGAAAGGGAGCAGATGACTGGAAATTCGCCCCTCTTACGTTGCGAGCTGCGATAATGGGAGAGGATGGAGTTAGGTTTATTGATCCCTTACCTATGAACACAAGCATGGGCTTCCCGGTTTTCGGAAAGAAGGAAAATTGGTTCACGGAAATCCGAGAAGGAGGAAAGTTGATAGATAGAGTTCCTTCTTCGGAAGTTTTACTTGAGATTAAACGTATGCGGGAGTGCTGGGAAAGAGGTGTTCGTGCTTACCCTGTTTTTAGTGCCACTCTTAAGGACGAGCCCACGCTAATTGGGAAAGATAAGGTGCGAGTTTTCCAGGCTATTCCGGTTGCATTTAGCATTCTCTTGCGACAATACTTTTTGCCAGTAGTTCGTTTTATTGGACTACACCCTGAATTAAGTGAGTCTGCAGTTGGTGTCAATGCATTCTCCCCACAGTGGGAGAAACTAATGCACCATGCAGAGAGGTACGCGAGCGATGACGAGCACTTAGCGTGGGATTATAGCAAATTCGATTTGCGTATGACTTCACAGGTCACTCTCGCGGTTATGCAGAGCTTTATTGAGATAGCGGAAGTTGCGGGATACGATCCAGGTGATTTGGCGGTTATGCGGATGATGACAACGGATATAGTCCACCCTCTGATTGATTACAATGGCACTCTGATGAC